ATCGAACCCTATCAAGAACGCTAATCTGGCGCTAAAAGGTGTATAAGACCTCTCTGACTACCAAGTCTCGCTGGCATGGAGGTGAGCATCGGTCTCGATCCGAATCCGCTTAACGCAAACGAACTGCTTAGCAGGCAGTCTTAGGTCCCACCTAATTTACTCACCATAACTCTACCTTTGCGCCAACCTTTTGGTATCGCATCGGTTTTTTTAATTTTTACATTTTCAATTTTATTTGTTATCCACATAGAACCGTATTGAGAATTTTTTTCGCCGACATGTTTTCCTAAAGCCGACAATCTCATTTGTTCTTTTGTTTTCTGGCTATGTTTTCTACCTGGCCATATTTTAGATAATCTTTCCACTACATTTTTTTTATATTTTTCATCAGTTTGAAATTTAAGTTTAGTACCTACACTTATTTTATTTTTAATTTCTTTATCATAATTCTTATCTTCTAACATTTTTTTATGCCTAGTTTTAACCATCATAGACATATGTTTTTTTGAATGTGATGGATTATCTTTCCAATTGTTTAAATAATCAAATCCACCAAGTCCACCAATTTTGAGATTATAAGTATTCTCTGTTGTTAAAAAATCTTCATTAACCAATTCAGCTTCTTTTGCATACATTTTTTCAGAATTATCATATACGAATAAGATATCTTTGGTAAAATTTTCAATACCATATTTTTCTTGTGCTCGCATTAAATATTTTCCTGAACCCATGTAATTGTCGTTCAAATTTTTGGTCTTATGTGTTCCAATATAAATTTTGCCATCAATTTGATTTGTTATCTTATAAACAGTAAAAAACATTTTTAATCTCCTTTTACTTTATATATAAGAGTTCGAGTCCCGACAAAGACTCAAGGGCGGAAGACAGAGGAGTCGAACCCCATCCCTTTTTGAGAGAACCTAGTTTTCAAGGCTAGTCGGCGGACCATCCCACCTGCATTATCTTCCATATTCAAACACACTATCTTCACTCACTTACGATTGTCGTAACCAGCGGAAGTTGGTGACCTGCTCATGCGTCACTATAATGTGTTTGAATATGGCACCCGAAATAAGAATCGAACTTATACTAAGAACTTCAAAGGCTCCTGTGCTACCACTACACCATTCGGGAATAAACTACAACAAATTTTTAAAGAACAGTGTGTATTATATGACAGATTCGATGACCTGGCAACCACTGTGTTGTATTGAAACAACAAACAAAAAACCCTAGATTTTTTAGGTCTAGGGTCTTGTGTTTGGAGTCTTTTTTAGAACTTTTTTATCCGTCCCATCCCTCATCTACACAAAACCCGGTTGTAATCGCCCATGAGCTATCGGCGCAATTCATTGTGCGATACTCTAGTTGTAACGTAAAGGGCTTATGGGATATGAGAGACACTTTTTTCTTTCTAAAAATTAAATATGTTTGTATTATATAGTAAACTTTGAGCCTTGGCAAGCAGTTTTTTTAAGATTTTATTTTCCAACGGATTGATTGTTTAACTATTGGTTCTCCTGGGTTAACAAAATCTTCAAATATTTCCCAGAGATGTTCTGAAATTGCAAACTTTGTTAGTAGTCCAGTCTCACGGCCATATGCATCTATTTCCCATGGTTGCACCCAATAGTCCACTTTGTCAGAATTGATCCTTTTACCCCGCCACTTGGTCAGCTGGTCGTTGGTTTCATTTTGAATGTACTGTTTGACATGAACCATTTCATGGGCCAGTGTTTCTAGTATTCTTCTGGACCCAATGCCTGGATGAATCTCTATCAAAAACTGTCTTGGTTTGTTTCTTGTATTGTATTCTTCAACACTTGCAAACCCATATTCTTGTATGGATTCATCAAATTTAATTTCAGTAAAACAGTTGTTTCGTATTCTGGTGTTAGGCACAAGTTCTTTGGCGTAGAATTGGGCAGCTCTTTCTACAAAAGGCTTGAAGTCTTTGTCTGGACAATTCACTACCTTAACACGCATGGGAACTCCTTTGGACAATAGTGTCCCAGGCTTATTTAGAGATTCACATCTTTTCCACTTTCACTCCTGCTTTTTCCAAGAAATGTAAGCCATCTTGGATACGATAACTATTGCGATAATAAACGCTATTGATACCAGATTGGTAAACAAGCTTGGCACAGTCCAAACAAGGTGCATGAGTAACAAAGAGATGAGCCCCAAGGCCAGATTCATTCGATCTTGCCAGCTTAACGATTGCATTAGTTTCCGCATGAAGAACCTCCGGTTTTGTTTTTAGTCTGTAACGGTTTTGCATTTCATTGCCATCTGCATCTAGATATGCGCCTTCGTATGGCCAACCTTCTACAATTTCTTCAGGACTCAACCATCCACCAGCATTGCACCATTCTACATCTTCACAATTATTATCCCAGCCAGAAGGCATACCATTGTATCCAATAGATATAATTCTATCATCTTTCACTATAATTGCGCCAACATGAAGGCGTCTGGCGGAAGACAATTCTGCAAAAGTTTCTGCCACCTTCATATATGCATCACGAAATTTTTGTTTCACATATCACTTTCAATTGGTGCCCGCAGATGGGATCGAACCACCACTCAAGAAATTATGAGTTTCCTGCTTTACCATTAAGCTATACGGGCGTTATTTAACATATTCCAAAGAATCTTTCCGCATCCACTTTAACATGCGGCCTCTAGGAATCGGTATCTGTTCCGCCACAGGCAGAAACAGTACACCATCAATCTCTTTGGGGTCCCAATCGGATTGAGTAAAATAGATTTCACTTGGGTTCAAGCGGTTGCGTAATTTGCGAATGGAAGTTTTAACAGTTTTCATAATGACACCATTATACAACAAAAAAAAGGGTCTGTCAAGACCCTTTATGGTTATCTACCTTTTAAGGTACGGTCTGATCTGTGTTTCTTGATAGCCTCTATGGCTTCCAATATACTTGAAAATAGTTTTTTAAACATTAGTCTTCCTTTGTTTGAATGGAAATTTTCTTGATGGCGTCTTGTGCCTTCACCATATTTTCCAACCACACTTTAAGCATACCATTAACCAATTCAGCATTCTTAATTTCAATCGTATCCTTCAGTGTGAAGGTGCGTTCAAATGCACGGTTGGCAATACCTTTGTATAAATAATCCTGGTTGTCATCCTCTTTAGAGGCACCTTTGATGGCCAACTTATTACCTTCCATGGTAATTTCAATATCAGATTTTCCAAATCCAGCAACAGCCATTTCGATAACGAACTTGTTGTCTTTGATTTGTTTGATATTGTATGGGGGATAAGTTGGTACAGATTTCGCAATATCTTTGGTTGCAGCTTGCAACATATCGGTAATCTGGTCTAGACCAATCATGTTTGGGTACAGTTGGTCGAATTTTGGAAACAGTAATCCTGTCATAGTTTTCTCCTTAAAAAGCAAGATTAAAAAATTGCCGCCTCAAAGAGCACGGCACCATTATTATAGTATTATTTATACAGGTTGTCAAGCCGGTTGTGGTTTTTTACCAATATTGTACTTTGGAGTTAATTGCCACTCATTCTTCTCTTTATGAGAAAGAATCTTTACCTGTGAAAGAAAGATGGGTGCAGGTACCTCGGTCTGTTTCTTGTTGACAATTTTTACTAGACCCCAATCTTCCAATAGGTTTGCAATAGCATTCCTACGTGATAGGTCATTTTCGGTAATGTCGGTTGGTTTACCATCTAGGGCAAACAACTCTTTGAAATGTACCACATAGTATTGACCACGTTTGTGGAGTATGTGGCAAGATTGATATAGTGTCTTGTCCTTCTTGGACGCAACACCGATCCGTGTCAATGTCTCACGGACTTTTAAAAAATCATCTTTTTCATCCAATATCACTTCAACTAGGTCTTTAACGTCTATCATTATTCTTCACTCCGCCTGTATCTATTTTTGTTTTTATATCAGCGATTTGTTCATCAGTAAGAATACGAAGGGCTTCTTTAGCCTTGGCGTTTGAATAACCAAAATAGATTTTCACACACTCAATATCCCTATCAGAATCGGCTTTTTGCCACGGAACAAACTTCCGTTTCATGGGCCTGATACTATTTAGAAGATACTGGTATTGCATGTCCTTGTCCAGACCAGGCCACATGTTGATTTCGTTAACAAACAACACGCAATCCAGGTGATTAGATAAAGACCTGTTGATTAGAAATGGAGCATAATCCTTGAAATCTAAGTCACCTTCTGGTGTCTTTTTTCTTAGGATGAAATCAGCATAGTCGAACGGACTCATTTGAATTCACATTCAACCATAAGTTCCGTCAAACAAGCAATCAAATTGATTTCATGGTCTGCAACAAAGGCCGATTGATATTGATACTTGGCCAATATCAGAACCATTTGTGGTACAGAGTTTGGTTTTAATTTGTCATACAATGAATCATAGATGTTTCTAAATATTCTGGTAACGTCATTGTCGAGGTTGTTTGTAACCCATTTTCGACAAGAAGCAAAGTCCTTGTTCATAATAGAAGACACCAGCTCATTCATCTGCACATCAGAAACCGATGCAAGAATGCCTTTGTCGATTGTACCACTAACACTGTAACGCTGCAATTCATTAAGAACACGGCGATTATCGGGAAAGTGTTTAGTAATAACCGCAGCGACCACGGCTTTGTCGTAGGTTATACCTTCTTGTTCCAGAATCCACTCAGCACGTTTAAAGAAAGCCGCAGCCATCTTTTGTTTACTGCCATTGATTTTGAAGTCAACAACAGTACAACGAGAATGTATTGGATCAATGATTCTGTTCTTAAAGTTACATGTGAAGATGAAAGAACAGTTGGATGCAAACTCCTCAATCGCACCACGCATGGCAGGTTGAGTTGAATTTGGATTTAGATAGTCCGCTTCGTCAATGATGACAACCTTGCGGCCGCCTGACAAAGACATGGATGATGCGTAGTTTTTGATTTTGTTCCGTAGAACATCGATACCCGATTCATCTGAACCGTTAATCATAATATAATCACAACCGACTTCTTCACAGAGAGCCTTTGCA